TCAGGGATGTGTATAAGAGACAGTCCCGGTGGAGGTCCGTTTCCAGCTCCGCCGCCCGGTCGGCCACGGCCTGGTACTCCTCCGGGGTCTTGGCCGCCTTCAGGGCCTCTGCCGTCTCCCGGGCCTTGGTGCGGTACTTCGCTGCCTCTGCCCGTACTGCCTTCAGCTCCGTACGGAGGCCGTCGCCGTCCAGCTCCTGGCCCTCGTCCTCCGCCTCCGGTGGCTGCGCCTGGACTGGGGCCTCCTGGCCATCGTCGTCGCCAGTCGGAACATGTTCCGACTGGGAGTCGGTCGGGGTCGAGGTGGGATTCTCCGCCATGTGGTGGCCTCCGGTCAACGTGATGATTCGATGTGGCGCCGCCAGGCCGCGCGTGCCTCCGCGCCCGCCTTGCCGCGCGTGACCTCCCGCCATTCGTGGTCGAACCGCCGGGCGTCGGGGGTCATGAAGTCGTTCCGGCTGAACACCGGGACCGTCTGGCAATGACAGCCGTTGTGGTACCGGGTCAGGTCCTCCCGGGACACCGGGGGCCGCCTGTTCGCGCGGGCCCGCCCGTCAGCCGATCCCCGGGGCTTCCTCCGCCCTCCACTGGCCGCCGTGGCCTGGGACGAGTAGATGGCGCCGCGACTGGCCAACATGGCGCAGAACGCACAGGGGTTGCCGTCGGTGACGCGGGCCCAACCGAGGGCGCGTCGGTCCTCCTTCGACGCCTGGTCGATCAGGTCCCGCCCGGCCCGCAGGGCCTCCCGGTCGGCCGCTCCGGCAGAGGCACGGCCCGCCGTCTGTGACGCGTCCTCCAGCTCCTGGAGGAACCCGGCCTCGTCCAGCCTGCCGCGCGCTTGCTCGTCGGCCACCTGGGCCACGTTCTGGCGCAGTTTGGCGGGGCCCTGGGAGACCAGGGACGCCACGGCCGCACGGTCGTGGGCGTCCTCCGGCTCGTCGGGCCAGTCGAAGCCGTCCAGCCGGATTTCCTCGCCGTCGTCCGACTCCGGTGTGCGGATCGTGTCCGTCTGCTGGGCCCAATCCTCCCGCAGCTCCCCCAGGGTCGTGGTCTCGCCCACGTGCTCCCGGGACAGGGGCGGGAGGGTGTGGCCGGTCTCCAGGGCTCGGTAGAGGCGGTAGAACGCCGCCGCCTGGCTCCGGGACCGGCGCCGCTCGGTACGGATGAGCGCCAGCATCCAGGCCAGCCACGCCGAACCGTTCCCCTCCAGGGAGTGGGGGTTCACACGCGACCACTGGGCCAGAGACTGGGCGGAGACGCCCGCACCGATGCGGGCTTGTGCGCGCCAGTGCTCATCGAGCAGGGCCGCTGTTGCTCTACTCACCGTCACCGCCGGCCAAGCGCTCCGTACCCGGTGGCGGGGCCACGGCCGACGCCATACGGTCCGCCATGCGTAGGCCGGGGTCGTCGGCCTCCTGGATCTGTGCCCACTCCTCCACGTCCCGGGCCGTGACACCCGGGATGCGTGACCACATGACGCGGGCCGGGACGTTGAGCATGGTCACGGCCTTGCCCAGGGCGTCCACCGTCTGGGCCAGGGAGCGGCTTTCCGCGTCCTTCCAGAGGACTTCGGCCCGGGGGTCCGGCTCCGCGCCCACGACCGTGGCGCACAGGAACAGGACCAGTTCCCAGGACTCCCCCATGGCGTGCTTGTACTCATCCACCGCGCGGGAGAGCGCGGACTCAGCAGCCGCCAGGGCCTCCGCGCTCAGGTTGACCATGGAGCCCAACAGGTAGTGGGGCGGGGTCTGGGAGAGCGCGGCCAGGTGCTTTGTCGCCAGCTCGATGGCGTCCAGGAACCCCGAGAGCGGGGTTTCGTCCAGTTGGGAGAACTTGGTGTCCGCATCAGGTGCGACCAGGAACCGCGATGCGTCCGCCTGGATGGGGATCACCTGTGGGCGCCCGTTGGCGTCGTAAAGGATCTCCCCGGTCTTCGGATCACGCCGGAATTCGGGCGCCATCCCGCTGATCGTCCGGACTTTGAATGACCCGAATGTCTGCGAAACCAACAGGTCAAACACCGTTTGATTGACCCGGTCCTGGATCGGGATCATGGGCTCCACCACGCCCGTGACCCGGCCCTCCAGGTCGATGTCCGGCGCAAAGCGCACGACCGGGCACACCCCCATTCCGTGGGGCCGAGACGCCAGGAGCTGGGGGCCGCCCTTCCCGCCCACCAGGAAGTCATAGACGTGGGTGGCGTCGTACAGCCACGCCCGCGCCTCCACGCCCTCCGCGTCCGGGACGGTCTCCACCTGGAGCGCCCACAGCGGGAGCGCATCGGCCGCCGGGTCCTCGTAGGAGGCGTGCATGAGCCGGGGCGACACCCCCCGGATGACCGGCCGAGCCGGGCTCGCCGGGTCTGGCAGGACCGTGGCGAACGCCTGGCCGTAGGTGAGTGCGGCCCGGTGGACCGGGGTCTGGCGGGCGTCCATGCGGTTGTCCTGCCAGGCCCGCCACTCCGCGGGGGTCTCCTCCGGAGCGTCCCCGCCGGGGCCCGCGCTCCGCCGGTAGCCGTCCACGGCCATAGCCTGGGATGGGGTCTTCACCAGCAGCGGCAGCCAATTCGAAATGGCCCGCTTCGCCAGGAGCTTGTATTCCTCTGTGGCGCTGCGGGGGATGTACGGCCCGTCATGCTCGCCGCGCATGTACCGGTCTATTCGGTCCAGCCGCTCACGGTCCGCGCGGAGCCGGGAGAACCCGAGGTCTGCCAGCTCCACGGGGGAGGAATTCGTGACTGCCAAAACGCTGCGCCGCTCCTAGAAAAAGAAGACGGCCCCCGATCGTTCGGAGGGCCGCGTCTTGCCGGATTCGATGAGTCGATGTCTCGCCAGGTCAGCCAGCAACATGGCCGCGTAGGCGTCGATCTTGTGGGCGGACTCCCGGTTGGCCTTGCCGAAGCTCAGCCCGTACCGGTTCGGTCGGCGCCGGGTGTTGAGCACGTGCCGACGCAGCGTGCGGCCCAGGGGAATCGCTTCTCCCGGGTGTCGCACCTGGCTGTTTTCCACGGCTGACACCAACCGTTCGTTGGCCAACGTCAGTTCCTGGAGGCCACCGCGCATATCCCGACCCACCGCAGATTGCGGGGACGCCTTGATGACCAGGCGGTCCCGGTAGTCCTCTGACCATGCGTCCACGTAGGACTCCCAGAGCGCTACGTCCGCGTGAAATGCCTGTACGTCGTACCGCTCCATGGCGTTGCGGACCGCACCGTCCACGGCCTGGCGGTCCACCTCCCAGCCGTCCCCGGCCGGGCCGTCGGGCCGCTCCCACACGGCCAGGGGGACTATCAGGCGGTCCCGCACGCGGACGGCTACCAGGGCCGTGGCGTCGTCGGTCCGCCCACCGTCGAATCCCAAGGTGATGGCGTCGCCGTCCACCAGGCGGTCACCCACCGCGCACGCGTCCCAGTCCTCCGGGCTGATCAACTGGTCCTCTGCCGTGACCAATTGGTTCAGGAACATGCGCTGGGACCGACTCCGCGGCATGTGTCCGGAGTAGATAGTGGAGACGATCCACTCCACATCCAGCCAGTCCGCGTCACCACGCGCCGCGAGAATGCCGGCCCGGAGCTGGTCCGGGTCCGCCAGGTCAACCGGCGGGGACTCCACAGAGTCGTAATACATGCCGGAAGCCCGGCTCTTGCCCTCCGCGAACTTCGACCAGGCGTGCCAAGTCTGCTCCGCCACGGACTCCTCGCCCGGCAACGGGGCGTTCGTGATCTCCATCGTTCGAGCGCCACCACCGCGCGACTTGCCGACGTTGCCCGCGATGGTCATCGCCATTTCGTGGCCACCGTTGGACGAGATCCAGTGATGGGTCTCGTTCATCACCACGAATGTGGAGCGGTAATCGGCCGCCCTCCAGCGCACGCGGCGAACTGGTGACGGCCTCAATCACCGCCCCACTGCGGGCATAGATGATCTCCTTGCCCAGGTCGATGCCGTATTCCGCAATGCACTCCGGAGAGAACATGCCCGGGAACAGGCGCATGGTGTTGCGGGTCTGGTCTTTACTGACCGCGCAGACCTGGACCCACGGAGCCGGATGTGGGACGGCTATCGGGGTGCCATCTTCCCGCCATCCGCCGAAACGGCACGGGCCGACGAACTCCACGGCGCACAGAGCCGCCAGGAACGGGTCTTTCCCCCAGCCCTTCAGGCGCCTGATGGTGCCCTGCCGCCGGGTGAACTCCCCGGCGTCGTTGATCTCGAACCAGCGGAGCACGATCCGGACCTGTTCCGGGGTGAACCGCCAGGGCTGGCCCGCGTCGGGGCCGTCAGGCTGGAGGAGGTAGCGGGAGGTCCACAGGAGCACGTCCCAGCCCAGGGTCCGCGTCGCGTCCGGCACGGTGTCCGGCCACGTGCGTACGGGCTCCAGTCGTGCCACCACCGCCCGCTGCCTTCCGATACGCATCCATGAGAGTCACACGGGCCGCCTCCGCCGGGTCCTCCCCGGCGCTGTCCCGCTCCAGCTCCACCCGGGCCCGACGCCGGGCGCCCTCCGTGGTCAGTAGGTCAGTCATGGCCGACATGACCGCCTGAAAAAGCTGGGCACTGAACTTGCTCTGGCCCAGGTTCCGGCTCATGGCCTCCGCCACATACACCGCCGTGAGCCAATCCGACTGCTCGTAGAACTGCGCCTGGCCCGAGTCCTTGAGGGACTGGAACCACCGCTTCGCAATGGGGTGCCAGTCGCCGGAGGCCCGGGGGATCGTCGGGGCCTTGCCAGCCTCCGCCTTCACCAGGGTCGGGCCGTCCGGCTCGTTGCGCCTTCGGCGCTGATCACTGCGCTTCGGGACAGGGCCCGGCATGGTTGTTACCTCCAACTCCCCAGGGCCACGCGGACAGCGCTGTACGGTATCCGTGCGCTCACAGCTGTCGGACAAATCAGCACGGATACGCGAACCATTCGAAGATGCCGCGAACGAGCACGAAACTGGATGGCTCACACGGGTGGAGTCGATGAAAGGGCTCTTGGGCAGCTAACACAACCACCGGGCTCGATCTGCCACGATCGCAAGGCCAATCGCCCCATCGGGCGATCCAGCGACCAGGAGCCACATCATGCGTATGAAGCTATCCGCCTGGCAGGCTGCCGCCGCATCCTCAATCATCACAGCCGCCACTGTCGTCGTTCCGCTGAGCATCAGCAGTGCGAACGCCAACGCAACCACCTCGGCAAAACCCATCATCGTCGAGGGCAACCAGGCCGGTCCCAAACAAGAGTCGTACGCCAAGTGCCCTGACGGTACGCACCTCGTCGGTGGCGGATACCAGTTTGATGCGTGGACCATGACCAACGCAGGAAGCCCCAGCTTCGCGATCTACGTGGACAGGCCCGCGATGAACGGAGAGGGCTGGATCAACAAGACTGTCGGCCAATACAACAAGGCCAGGGCGTACGCGATGTGCAACCGCACCTGACCCTCTAAGAGAGGCCGCCCGAGCGAGGCCCTGCCCCCGTGGGCGTGGGTCTCGCTTCGTACATAGACCTTGGAACCCGTACAGAACCGGAGCTGCTATCACGCTTCGGTCTTTCAATCCGGGATAGAGGGGGCATCCCCCAGGGATCAAGGCCGTGACTCAACTGCAAATACGCTTGGATCTGAGCGGCCCCGGCACTCCTGGCCCGCTGAGGGCGCCGGCTGCATCTCCTCGTCGAACTGGGCGGCTATTTACGCCAGCTCACCGGGGTGTCGCGCCTCCGGCCTCCGCTTGGACACCCACCTCCGCCGAGCCGCCGCACCCTCCACGCTGGACTTCCGCGCGTGATGCCAACGACACAACGCCTGAAGGTTCGCCGGGGCGTGGTCGTCGTCCGGGACGATGTGGTCCACGTCCGTGGCCGGCGCCGTGCAACGCGCCCCCGTGTCCCGCAGGACGGCCACGCACTGGAAGCCGTCCCGCTTCAGGACAGAAAGGCGACGGACTTGCCAGTCCGCCGGTAGGCGGGAGCGTCGGTCACTGCCGTGCCAGGACAAGGGACTCCTTCCCGCGCTGCCGCTCGGTCTCGCGCTGAGGCTTCTCGAAGCGTCCACCGGCGCGGGTCAGCTCGGGGCACCCGGGGACACTGCAAGGGGGCGGGGTCTTCGGGGCATGGGGGCACATCCAAACAAGGGGCGGAGGCTCGTCGCAGCTCATCGGGATGCTGTTGGTGTCCCGTAAGGGGCTTGAGGGGGGTTCCAACGAGTGAATTTTCTACTCCCGGTGTTCCACTTGATCTCCCCGAGGAAAATCATCTGTTCGGTTTCACCGCATAAGGAGGCGGATCTTGATGTCCTATGTGCTTTCCTGCCGTGCCGGAATGGCCACGACAGCCGGGCATACCGCGCTGGCCCTACTTCCGGTAGGCGGTACTCATGTCTGAGCTGAAGCAGTCCAAATCGGAGTGGACCTCGAACGACTGGCACAAGGTCTGCGGCGAGTTCACGTTCCACCCCCGCCTCCGCTACCAGATGATGAACAAGAAGGACCAGTCAGGCCGTCCCATTTGGGGCGTGGAAGTGCCCGACCTGAACTCCGCTAGGTGGGAGCCGGAGTTCGAGTTTGCGTACGACATCTGGACGTCCACCGGTGTCGCCCGCGCGGCCCCCACCCAGCGAGGCCAACACTCCGTGGGGCTGTTCGCCGCCATCTACTCGGAGTACCAATGGTCTGGCGGCGGCAGGTACGACAGAGACCGGGTCGCCGAAATCAGGACCAAGCGATGCTGCGAGCCTTCGCACCGCGAAACCATCTCGGCAGATCGGAGGATCGAATGTGACTCCGGGAAGTACTACGTGGAGTGGTCGATCAGCCGCGTCGCGGACGACGGCACCCGGGACAGGCAGGGGGACGGCGGGCCACAGGGCGTCATCGAGTGGGACTCCAATGCAGGGAAGGCCAAACACGATCTGGCGATCAACCAGAATATTTACGGCTAAGCCATTCCTTGCGTCGCAGTGCACTACTACGGGGTCGCTGTCTCTTTGCGGCGAACCACCCGGCCCCCAACTCCGTCTCGTCCTTCAGCCGATGACACCCCCGGCACAACACCTGAACGTTCCAGTCCGTGTCGGCCCCTCCCAACGCAAGGGGCCGCACGTGGTCCCCTCGCAAGCGACCCCGACCGGAATCGAACCGGCGCACTCCCGCTCGACAGGCGGGCGCTCTACCACTGAGCTACGAGACCACGGCTCAACTCCCGTGCGTCATCCCGGAGGAGAGAACGGGGCGGGCGGGAGGAGCCAACAGCAGGGGACGCACCCACCTCCACGTCAAACGCTGGAGAGTGGAAACGTGGCCCCGCCTACATATCCATTAACTGGTGAGCGTGACAGGACGCTAAGAAGGCTCGGCCCCGAGCCCTCCGCACGGGGCAGAAAAACTGCCCTCCGCTCCTTCTTTCTTATGCGCGGGTATAGGAAAGAAGGACTCAAGGGCAGTTTTTCCGCCCCCAATGCTCTCCCCTTAGTCACTCTCCGCCCAGCCGGCACTAGCTCAACGTGAGAGGGAGCCGAACCCTTGGCGGGGCCGACTCCCTCAACATGACTTGCATCACATCAGACTGTGTCGTCGGCCAGGAACTCAAGTCCGGACGGGCCGGAACGACGCTCGACGCCTATGCAGCTACGGCGTTCTCCATGCTGCTTAGCGCGGGCAGCAGTTCAGTTGTTGTTGGTTGCTCCGAGTTGCGCTCAGGTCCATGCATCCGACCTGGGTACCAACGCACGGGCGAACTGTCGGGCCAGACGCTGATCACGACACCGAATCCCGCCAGGATCTCGCGCCGTCCTGCGTCGTCCGCTGCCTCGTGCCACGCGTCCTCGATGGTCTTCCCAGTCGGTCGCCTGACCATTCCGCCCGTGGTTTCTGGCTGCTGTCGCAAGCCCTCCAGCTCTCGCCCCAGCGACGCATAGCGGGAACGGAACCACTCCTGGTCATCCGCCGAGTCGTACAACCCAGCTTCGCGGTCGCTGCGCAGGCGCGCCCGCGTCGCCTCAACTTCCTCTACAAGATCAGCGACACCATTTCCCGGCACGTAGACGGTCTCCATAATCATTCCACTACCGAACTCTTCCAGGAACCACCCTTCCACCAGAGCATCTATCTCTTCCATACGGATGTTCGGGGCGGGTGCACAGTCCGTCAGACCCTTGAACTTGGAGCGGCAAGCCCATGCATTTTTGCTACGCCCTCTGGCGACGTACATGCGGTTGTGGCAATTGCCGCACACGATCCGCTTGGTGAGGAGGTAAGCGTTGTTGGCGCTGCGTATTCGCCGCTTTCCCTTCGGTGTCAACTTCTTTACCAATGCGCGGTGCGTCGCGTAATTCCACAGTTCGGGACCGATTCGGATGGGCTTGCCGGTTGCCTCATCCAGCACCGGCTCGTCCTTGTGTATCAGGTAGCCGAGTGCGGATTTCGACATGAGGATTCGGGCCAGCGAAGCGCCTGGCCAGGGCGAAACCTGCGGCTTTCGCCCGTACAGCACTCGCTTCCGGTCTTCCGGCGACAGCAAGCCCTCGCGTGTCAGGCGGGCTGCCTCAGTATTCTCCGTGATCTCCCCTGTCTGGTCCACGAGGATGCGACGGGCCACGTTGCGGATGATCTCGGCTGCGTCTTCTTCGTTCCACGGCGCGGGCAGCGTGGCGCCGTCATCGAGAATGGCGCGGCTTACAGGGCCCGTTGGGAGGTCCCGCTCGTATCGGTAGCCGTATGAAGGCTTGTACTTGATCTTGCCGTCTCGGCGCGCCTTCACCGCCGATTCTCGGTTCCGGCGCTGGACGGATCGCAGCTCCATCTGCGCGCCCCACGCCTCCATGGTGAAGCGGTTTTCGTCGTGGGGGTCGTCCAGGTCCCATGGCCCGTCATGGCCGTACGTGAGCAGCGTCAGCCCATGGTCGCGCATCATGTAACCGGTGTTGAGGCAATCCACGACGTTGCGGCCGAGGCGGTCCACAGAAGCACCTGCGATGCCGCTATACGGCCCTCGTTCACCTCGGAGCCAGGGGCCTAGGCGGGGGCGCGTCTTGGGGTCCGTGGCGCCCGACACCTCCCAGTCGTCCGCCCAGGCGATCACATGGCCGCCGTACGCCCGCACCACCTGTAGCACTTGGTCCCGCTGCTTGGCCGGGCTGGATGACGCGTCGGAGGAGCGGGAAAGTCGACGCAGCCCTACAAGGCACTTTCCGCAACCGTCGTAGGGCCGCTCTATGTCTGTTGTGGTGCTCATGATCCTTCAGGTCAGCTATGGGTCGTATGACCGATTATCGCAGTGCATGTAGCTGATTCTCCCGAAGGGCAGGAGCGGCGCCTACGCACATCCATGGGGGTGCACTTAGGCGACGCTCCCGAAGGCGAGGGAGGACTTGCCCGATCCGGACACCCCGGTGAACGCGACCAGCGCGTCCCTCGGGATGTCCACATCGATGGTGCGGAGGTTGTGCTCACGGGCGCCGCGCACCCGTACGTACGAGTCGGCCATCCCTCCATGATCGGGCACTGTCCGCCGTGACCGGCACCTGTCTCGATGTGTATAAGAGACAGCG